TTATGGATGCAGTTCAAACACTGATCAACGAAATCGCTGAATTAATCTCAGGCAATAAACTATATCAAACACATCAACCACAGTGGAAATACTTACTAGAATCATATCTAGGTGGTATGGAATATCGCAACGCTGGACACCTAAATCGTTATCAATTAGAAACAGATAGTGAATATCAATCTCGCTTGCTGACAACTCCATTAGACAATCATTGCCAATCAGTGGTATCAGTGTATAACAGTTTCTTATTCCGTGAAGACCCTGATCGTGAGTTTGGCAGTATTGAATACATGACTGAACTCCAAGACTTCTGCTATGATGCAGACTTAGATGGTCGCAGCCTAAACGCATTTATGAAAGATGTGGCTACATGGAGTTCAGTTTTTGGCCACTGTTGGATAATGGTTACTAAACCCAACGTCAATGCTTCTACTCGTGCTGATGAACAGGCCATGGGAGTTCGTCCATATGTTTCATTACTAACACCATTGGTAGTATTAGATTGGAACTATGAACGTTCACCAAGTGGTCGTTTAGAATTAACATATCTCAAATATCTAGAAGATGTCAATGGTGATGTCCGTACTATTAAACAATGGTATACGGATCGTGTTAGAACAACTATTGTCAATATAGAAAGTGAAGTAGTAAACAGTGATATCACAGAACCAAATGGCCTAGGCAAGATTCCAGCTGTAATTGCCTACAATGGTCGTTCAGTGGTGCGTGGTATTGGTGTAAGTGATCTAGCAGATATTGCAGATGCACAGAAATTTATCTACAACGCCACAAGTGAAGTAGATCAAAGCATCAGATTAGACAGCCACCCAAGTCTAGTCAAGACGCCTGAAACACAAGCAGGTATTGGTGCTGGCAGTATTATCCATATGCCAGAGAATTTAGATGCAGGACTAAAACCATATCTCTTAGAATTTAATGGTGCTAGTGTAAGTTCAATATATGAATCAATTAGGCACACAATAGCATCAATAGACAAGATGGCTAATACAGGCGCAGTTCGTGCAACAGAATCTAGAACATTGAGCGGTGTCGCAATGGAAACAGAGTTTCAACTATTAAACGCTCGCCTCAGTGAAAAGGCAGACAACTTAGAATTAGCAGAAGAAAGTATGTGGATCTTATGGGCAGAATACATGGGCATGTCATGGGATGGTGAGATTGACTATCCTGGTAGTTTCAACATACGTGACAATGGTAAAGAAATAGAACAACTTAAAATGGCTAAAGAAACAGCCACTGATCCTAGACTGTTAGAAGTTATTGATCAACACCTATTAGAGTGGATGGGTGAAGATGCTAGTATGATCCGTGAAACTATTGATCCTAGCACCATACCTGAAACAGTTCCTTTTGATCCGCACATTATGATTGATCCAGTAACAGGCACAGAATATATTGCTAGAACAGAACAAGAACACTTGGATTATAGTGCCTTGGGTTATGTTCATGACAAAGAATAATAAAATTAATCAAGGAGCGTATTATGGCTATGGGAAGAGGTAAAGGTCGTGGCAAAGGTAAAGGACGTGGTAAAGGCCGCGGACGTTAATTGGCTTGCATACTTTGAGGGCATACAGAAACAATGTCCTTGGAGTTTGGCCGCTTGGACTAAAGGTGAGATCACTGTGTCAAAATGGCAGGGTCACACTGAACCATTGGGCAATCAGCAGGCTAGGATGTATGTTACACCCACACTGAACCAACGTAGGCTTAAGAAATTGTCTAAGACTTTGGATCATGGTGAAGATGAATGGCTATGGAGTTATCCAGGATTTGGACCATTTGCCACACCAGTGCCTGTGCTGATACAGCAGAATAGATCTAAGCTGAATGAATTAAGAGAAAAATTAAATGCTACTTGATGATATGCAAGTAGATATAAAGGAAAACACCCTGGGAGCGGATCCAACGAGGCTCAAGTATACTGAGATCTCTCAATACAGAGCCCACCAATTAGAGCAACAGATTCATAACTGTGCCCTATGCGGTGAAGCTATTATTGATGATGCGGTGTTAGATCATGATCACAAGACAGGCAGAGTGCGAAAAGTTCTTCATAGAGGTTGCAACGCACTATTAGGCAAGATAGAAAATAACCTGGCTCGTAACAAAATGACCCTACAAAGGTTAGAAACGTGGTCTAAAAGATTAGTTGAGTATATGTCAACGGATCATTGTAATTACATCCACCCTACTCACAAGGTAAGGCGGAAAAAGTCTTAATATCAATGTGACTACGAGTCCATTGTATAAATAAGATGATAGGCCGCCAGGGTTGGTGGTCAACAAACTTTACTCATAAGAGGTGATGCGACAATGTCAAACGATACATTGGTTCAAGATAACGCTACTGATGCGGCAACTTTAGAAATAGAAAATCAGGCCCAGGCAACTAAAACTTATACGCAAGAAGAAGTCAACAACATGATGGCTCGCATGAAAGGGTCATTGGAAAAGAAACTGCTTAAACCGTATGAGGATCTAGGTGATCCAGAAGAACTACGCAATCTAAAATCTGAAGCTGAAAAGAAAGCCCAAGAACTTGCGATTAAACGTGGCGACTTTGAAAAGACACTACAAGATATGGCTGCCAAACGGGATGCAGAAATCCAAAAGAGAGATAACATCATTAAGGAATACAAAGTGAATACTCCTTTACTATCAGCCGCAGCCAATTATCGTGCTGTTAATGCTGAACAGGTAAAAGCGTTATTATCATCAAATGTTAGACTTAATGAAATAGGTGATGTTGAAGTCATAGATAGTAAAGGAGCTGTGCGTTACAATGACGCTGGCGAACCTCTAGGCGTAGATGCCTTGGTTAAAGAATTCTTGGAACAAAATTCACATTTTGTTAGCCCAACACCTTCAACTACTAACACCAAATCAAATCATAATCCTGGTAAGGATACAAAGATTGATATCTCAAAATTGGACATGAAGAATCCTGAACATCGTAGAATATTTGCTGAGGCTCAGGCCAAAAGCAAACTTTAACATATAACCAAAGGAGACATAAATGTCTAACAATACATCTAACAACTCTGAATTATTTCAGAACCTCTTAGTTCAATCACAATACGCATTGTATGAGAACTCAATCGCTCGTGCAGTATCAACTGTATTTGATTATCCAGTTGGCGCAGGTAAAGTAGTTTCAGTGCCTATCTGGGCTGGCATTACATCAGCAAAACCAGGTGAAGGCGTTGCACCAGCAGCCGCTGACACAAACACAAACTCTAAGACTATTAACTTAGAAGAACACGTTGTTTACGCAGAAGTTACTGACTTCTTACGTGATTCAGCACAAGAATCAGTTATCACTGGTTTGGCAAATCAAGCAGGTCTAGCTCTTGCTGAAGGTCTTGACAAAGAACTTATCGCATTGTTCTCAAGCGTGGTTCAACAGATCGCTCAAGATGGTAATGATTTAACTGTGAACATGTTAATGCAAGCGGCTGCAACAATCCGTTCTAACAAATACACAGGCCCATTATACGCTATTGTTAATCCAAAACAAGCATACGGCATGAAGGCAGCACTAACAGCTACTAATGCTTACACAGCAAACACAAATGCTGGTAATAGAATCCTTGATCAATACTTCGTAGGTTCTATCGCTGGTATCACAATCCTAGAACACGCTAACGTCACAGTTGATGCTAATGGTGACAGTCTAGGTTGCGTATTTGCTCCAGGCGCATTTGGTCTAGCACAACGCGGTGGTGTTTCAATGGAAGAACAACGCAACGCGGCTAAACGTTCAACTGATGTTGTATTAACAGCAGTAGCAGGTGCTGGTATTTTACGTCCTGAGTTAGCAGTTAAAATCTTAACAGACGCACAAATATAATTAGGAGAATCATATGGCTTTCATTATTGAAGATTCAACAGTGATTAGTTTCGCTGACTTTCAGGATGTAGTTGATAAAGACCAACGTCTCTTTGAAAGTAATGAAGGCCTTTCTGATGATATTGTAGAAGCACATTTGGTTAGGGCAACAGAGCGTATCTTATCAAAGTTACGCTCTAGTGCTTGGTGGCAGAGTTATTATGTAAATCGTACCACTTCCACTACCATAACAACCGTCGCTGATATACCTGCATTAGATGTCAATCGTATACTCGCAAGACTAAACGATTTTAGAGATCTATGCGTATATCAGGCTTTAGGTGAATTCATCCTACCCTCAATCGCTGATTTTGGCAAGGAAGATAACGCAGAAAGACAAAAGATGGGTTACTATGTCCAAAAGGCTGATACATTGTTTTCTGAATTGATATCTGCAGGTGACTGGTATGACTTTGATGACAATAATACTATTGCGTCAGCAGAGAAAGCACCAGGTCAATATAACTTGAAGAGAGTGAGATGAGACAAGACATACTTGACTATATAGAAACTCTAAGCCTAGGTGGTTTTACACTTAGCCAACAGTTACCCTATACAGATTCAACTACACCATTGTATATCAAGAATCCCAAAAGTATCTATGTAGATGTTACTAGATATTCAACGGAGCCACTTGTGACTACATTGGACTCATTGATAATCAACAGTGAAACAAATATCGTTAGGATATTCTTCTCAACAGACGCGAAATCATTGCCAGCTAACTATGACGACCTAGTGTCAGATTTAAGAGCAGCCAAAGACATTGAAGCGGTGCCTAATTCATTTAGACGCCTAGTTGATGTTAAGACTTACTTTGAATCAGATCTATTAGTCACAGAGTTGGAAATTAGATTTACTAAAATAACTTAAAGGAAAATAAAATGCCAACATCATATATAAATCCAGCGCCAGGCACATCTAGTCAAATTACATTAAAACTTGACTGTGGCATTGCGTTAGGAACATTAACATTGGGTGGATCCCCATTAACGATCCCTTCGCTACAAGATATCACTATCAATGCGGCGAATGACGTTTTTACTTGGTCACAACTTGACTCAACAGCAAAGAAACAGGTTGCTACAACTTCTACTAACTCAGTTAGTATGAACCTTGTGGTTGATCCTGACACATTCTTTGGAACAACACTTGCTTCTATTCAATCAGATACAGTGGCTGCTCAAGGTGTATTAGGCCTAAGCCGTAATAAGACTCTAGTAACATTCAGTCTTAAGTTCCAAGAAGGTGGTGCTACAGACAAATACATTAAAGGTCAAGGCTATATCACTGGTCTTGCTCCAACTGTAAGTGCTGATAGTCCAGTATGGGTTTCACCAATTACTATTACAGTAACTGGCGAGTACACAGCATCAGCAACTGAGTAATCAGTAGTTGATATGGTAAAGGGGCGTAACTGCCCCTTTCCCTTATTGGTAAATAACATATAAGGAAGATTTATGGATATTCTAGATTCAAAGAATGATAAAGAATTGTTACAAAGTTTAATAGCAGAATCTGCTAAAATCACCAATGAACTCAAGTGCGCCAAAGGTGATATAGAAAAAGCACAATCAAGAATCCGTTTCTTGATGGTGATAGCACACACGATGATAAACAGACAAGAGGATTAAAAGATGAAATTATCACAACTCGCAAGCAAACCCCAATTAATTAAAGTATCATTAGATGATACAGACGTCGTTGAAGAATACGGCGAAGCTCTTGACTTTTGGATCTATGATCGTCAAGACATGGATACCTTTGTCAAAATGGCTACTTTAGACTCATCACAGTTTGATAAGATAACTGAGATAGTAAATAAGATGATGCTGGATGAAGATGGAACTCAGATCAACAAAGATGGGAATACATTACCTACGCCACTTATGATGAAGGCCATCCAGAAGGTAGTAGAAACATTGGGAAAGTCCCAGAAGCAGATTACTCAAAACTTGACCAAACGCTAAACACTTGGTTGACCTTGGATTTTATATCCAAGCGTTATGGTAAGTTACCCAGTGAGGTATTGAGGAGCGGGTCCTCACTGGATATATTCGTAGCAGAGATAGCCGTAGGTTATCAAAACTATCAGAATAGGAAGCAATCTGGTAATGCTCCGCCTGTATTGAAAAAGTATTCAGAAAAAGAATTATTGGATATGATTAAAAGAGCAAGAGGGGAAGATGGAAATAAAACTGACTAGAGACGGAATTGGTCCTGATCTTAGAGATAAGATCAAAGACCTTGAGCGTTTACCACAAGAAGCGTTGACAGTATTCAAAGACAATACTCCAATACGCCAGGGTAATGCTCGCCGTAGCACCAAGTTAGAAAATAGAGCCACTATCAATGCTGATTATCCTTATGCTACTAGACTTGATCAAGGTTATAGTAAACAAAAACCTCGTGGTATGAGCGAACCCACCTTAAAGTTCGTTAAAGATAAGTTAGATAAACTTTTTGGAAAATAGTCATGGCTGAGAATAATTACAAATTAAACCTAGATGTATCAGAAGCTCTAAGAAGTCTTAGAGAATTTGAAGACAAGATCAATGGCATCCAAAAGATCACCAATGCCGCTGGCACAGCATTAAAAGTCTTAGGTGCAGCCGCTCTTGGCACAGGTGCTGCCTTGGGATTTGCCGCAGTTAAACTAGATGATCTAGCAGACTCAGCAGCCTCATTAGGTATTGGTGTTAATCAACTTAAAGCTCTACAAGTAGCCGCACAAGGTGCAGGTGTTGATGCTGGCACACTTGAGATGGCATTCCGTAAGTTAAATCAAAACCTAGGTGATGCTTTCCTTAATGGTTCCAGTAATGCTGCCAAAGCATTAAAACGTATACACCTATCAGCACAAGAAGTTATCAGTATGCCAATGGATCAGCAGATGTTGACCATTGTGGCTGCATTAAACCAAATTGAAAATCCAGCAGTCCGTGCCGCTACCAGCGTAGACATATTAGGTAAAAATGGTCTAGCATTATTACAGGCATTCAAAGACACAGACGCAATCAAAGCATTCCAAACTAGACTAGAAGCATTAGGTCTAGCCTTAACACAAACTGATCTAGACAATGTTGATAAACTTGAAGGTGAACTTCTTAAACTTCGTGCCACTTGGGATGCATTCCTACAAAAAAGCGTGGCAGCATTGGCTCCATATCTAACTGAATTAATAGAAAGAATCAATGATGCAATTGATGCATCAGGTGGGTTTGAAGCGATATTAATGAAAGTGGTTGATTACTTTGAAGCCATAGCCAAGGCAGCGACTATACTAGCAACTGTCTACATCGCAGGCAAACTGGTCTCAGCGTTCAGACTGGTAATTGGTGTTATAGATGAAGTATGGCTAGCAT